AACTGGTGATGATGTAACAAGTCCTATACCATCTTTTATTGGTTTTCCTATTCAATCTACTTTCTTTTATAGTAATAGATTTGGAATGTTGTCTGAAGATAATGTATTCTTTGGCAGAGCAAATGATTCATTTAACTTCTTTGTAAAGTCTGCTACGGTACAAACTGCATCTGATCCTATTGATTTAAATGTAGCTAGTATTCGTCCCGTTACATTATCTGAAGTTCTACCTTCTCCACAAGGTCTACTGCTATTTAGTGATCGACAGCAGTTCCAAGTATATGCTTCTGACTCTAACATTTTAACACCTACTACATCAGTTATTAAAGACCTTTCAAACTATGAGGTAGATCCTGATATAGCACCTGTTGATGTAGGTACTACAGCAGCGTTTGTTACTAAGGTTCCTGGTTATAGTAAGCTGTTTACTATGCAGCTACGTGATGTTGACCAAGGTCCACTTGTTATTGACATCAGTAAAATTGTACTTGAGTGGATCCCTGAAACTGTAGATAAACTGACAGTTAGTCCACAAAACTCTCTTATCATGCTTGTAGATACGTCTACATCATACCTTTATCTTTTTAGGTATTTTAATACAGGTCAAGAAAACCTGTTCCAAGCATGGACAAAATGGCAACTACCTGGTGTTATCCAAACAACAGACATTATTAATGATTCTGTGTTTGTTATATCTCAGCATGAAGATGAGTACACACTAGGTAAAATTGTTTTAGATGAGATCCCCACAGGAAGCGCTATAGCAACCGCAAATGACATTAAGGGTAATACATGCCTAGACATGGCTACAAGGCCCGTACAGCCTGCTGTAGGTGTCAATGCGGTGGTGTATGATTCAGCGAATGATGTAACTAAAATCTATGTACCTTATACACCCTTCCAACAGACTAAAGGTGTGATGCTTCTTACTGTACCAACAGCAGATGTAGGTACAACTGCAGCAGTAGATGCTGATGCTGGTTTCTATTTAGAGGCAACAGAACGTACAGAGATTGGTACAGGTTACCACTATTTTGAAGTTAAAGGTGACTACTCTAGTTATGCTGATGGTATTGTTGTAGGTTATAACTATGACTTTGAGACAACATTACCTAAGTTATACTATAAACAAGATCCTAACACCTCTGATTATACAGCTACATTAACTATCTCTAGAGTAACATTCTCTGTAGGTAGGACAGGTCCAGTGCTATTTAAAGTAAAAGCAGATGGATCTGATGAGTGGAAGAATGTAGAATATGTAACAGATGCTAATATCTATAAAGCAGATAGTAGTCCTATTACATCAGAACATCTTTTCACTATACCAATCCATCAACGTAATACTAATTTTGAATTAAAAGTGTCAAGTAATTTTCCATACCCTGTGTCGTTGATATCAATGACGTGGGAAGGTAACTATTCCCCACGTTTCTATAGGAGGGCTTAAATATGTTTAATCCAAAAGGTAATAGTCTTTTAGACGAACAGCTAGCTACTTCTGGTTTAGAGATGAACTGGGTTGGCGCTGCAATTGGAGCTGTAACTTCTGTTGTTGGCGGCATCATGGGACATAATGAAGCTAAATCAAGTAACTCCGCTGCTAAAAAAAACGCAAAAAAACAAAAAAAGTATAATAAAAAAGTAGCTAAAAAAACAAATAAATATAATAAAAAGGTTGACGCAAATCAGGAAGCAAACTATTTTGCAATGCGTGACTTTAATCAAAAAGTTGCGTTAGAAAACTGGGAACGTGGTAAAGAAATTCAGGATTATGAATTTGATTCTGCAATGAAGCAATTTGAAAAGAGTCAAGCAATTGGCTCCGCTCAATTAGGATTAAATTCACAGGATGCTGCACTCGCAATTGAGTCAGAACAACGTTCTTTAACTGATGCTTTTTTACAAAGACAATTTGCTGAGACAGATTCAAAGGTAGCTTTACAAGATGAACTTCAAAGAAGAGGTTTAGAACAACAAAGTCTTAACTTAAAAAAAAGCCAAACTATAATAGAATCAAGGCTTAGCAAAAAAGACCTGGTAAATAGGATAGCATCTACATACGATGATGCTGGTTTAAGTATTAATGAACAAGTATCTAATTTAAACCAAACGTATGCTGAGGCAGGTTTGTCTGCTGAAGAACAAACTGGTAGTTTATCAGATACATATACTCAGCAAAATATAAGTAGACAAGAACAATTTGCACAGCTACAAAGTATTAAAAGTCGTAAACAGACTGGTGCTGCATCTATTGAAAATACTATAGAGCAATTAACTGCTCAAGGTAATGTTCAAAAAGAATCTGCTATGATAGAAGGTTTACTTGCTGAAGGTCAAGCTTCTTTGGGTCAAGCTGGTAAATCTACTGCTAAAGCAAGGCAATCTAGTAAAGCAGCATTGCAGCGTAGTCTTATGGCATTGTCTTCAGAAATGTCTGGTAAACGTAAGCAAGCTGGTATTCAACTAGCTGAACTTAATGCAGAAATGAGTCTTGCTGAAACAGGTGTTGGTCTTAATTTACAAAAAATTAGTGGTGCTGTTAGCAGTGCTGAAAGGACTACTGGTCTTAATCTTCGGAAAATTTCTACTGGTCTTAGAGGAGCTGAAGCTGCTACTGATATTAACATGGGAAGAATTAGAGCTGGGGTAACAGCTACTGAACGTAATGTTGAAAATGAACGTAGAAGAATTAATGCAGCCAAACGCTTTGCTTTGGAAGGTGCTGATTTAGAAGGACAATCAATTAATAATGCAATAGATATTGCTAACAGAGATTATCTCCAAAATATGGATATGATCAAAAGAAACTACGAAAGTGCTAAGAGTCAATCAGAATTAAATATCAAAAACATTGGTATTCAAAAGCAATATGCTGATCTTAATACCAAAGCTGGTATGATGTTGAAACCTGAAAGACTTTCTTATAACCCTAAACCTCAAGAACCTCCTGAACATATTTTCTTAAAGAGTCAAAAAGCTATTCCTGGTTTTGTACCTTCACCCGCATTGCAAAACGTTTATGCACCTTTAGTAGAGGGCATTGGCGGTGCTGCTTCTCAGTTAGTTGGTGTTGACTTTACTGGTGGTGATCGTGGCGACGGCGGCGGTAAGTCTATGAACACAGGGTTACCATTGGGTGCTAATTAAAATTAACTACTAATTATGGCAAGAATAAAGTATCAACCATCTACAAAGGTAAGAGGTTTTAATCCCATTCAAATAAGTAAAGAAGGTATTACCCAATTACGAAATGAAAACAACCGAGTTATTCAGGGATTAAAAAATAATTTTGAAGCTGAAAGAGCACAGCAAGCGAGAGATCGCGCAGCAATGGAAGAAAATGCGGATTTAGAACAAGACCGTATTAAAAGAGATCGAGAAATTCAACTAGAGAATTTAAAGAACGAACAAATTTCGTTGTCTAAACAAGCTCAAGTTGAAAGACAACAAGCTAAGTTTGACGCTGAAGCAAAATCTACATTCTATAATACTCTTGTTGATTTTAGTAAAACAGCCATTTCTAAAGCTGCTGAAAATCATGCAAACATGATTACGGATCAAACAGAAATAGCTAATTCTAAGGACATTACTGAGCTGATTGAAAGAGTCAAAAATTATGATAAAGTTGAGCAAACACAAATTCAAGGTGGTATTGCACTTGATACTGAAATTCAATCAGATTCTTTAGAATCAGGTGAAAAACGTTTAGATACCCTACGTGCTCTTATAAGTAATCCTGCTCTAGGTGATGTTCAAAACAGAGTTATTCAAAACAGAGTATTCAAAGAAGCTTTTCCATTAATGGTTGGAGATGCTTTAAAAAGTACAGAAGCTATTTATGATGATGGTGCTGGTAATAAATTTTCTGGTATAGAAGCTCAGAGAGATCCTACTAAAATGGGGATTGTAACTTCTCAGGTAGAAAGAGATTTACGCAAGAGGGTTGGTGTTGATCTTGCTGAACCTGGTCGTTTTACTGATGCATTGAAGTCAATCCAAGAGCAAAAAACTGCACTACAAAATCAAGCAAACAGAAAAGGTATAGTAGATTATGAAGATGTTGTAAGACAACAAGCTGCTGATCTTGCTTCTGATAACACTACTAAAGGTTATACCCTAGGATTCCATAAGATTAAAATGGTTGACGGGAAAGAGGCAGCACATAATTTTATGCAACAACAAGGCGCTAAACTTGGAACTGATCTAGAAGCTATTGATAGGATGGATTTGCTGGGTGATGGTAGACGTTACTCTGAAGTATGGCCGAACCGTTGGAAAGCCATTACATCAGAAAGGCGAATTAATGAAACCAAAGCTATTAAAGCAAACTTGGCTTTTAAAAAAGCACAGCTGCAACAATTTGAAGCAGAAAATGTTGATGTTATTAGGCAGTCTTATGTAGAAAATTTTGAGCAAGCTAGAAAGGCAACACTACAAAGGTCTTACGAATCAGGTCTACCACCATCAGAGCTTATGAAAAGCATTGAGCGGTCTGTTATGGGTGATCTAGAAGATCAAGAAGAAGAAAATTTACTGACAAAGATTAAATTTTCAAGTCTTGACGAAGCTTATGTTAATAGTATTCAAAACCCTACTGTTAAAACCCAAGCTATGCAAGCGTTGGCTAAACAGGAGGAGGAAAAATATGGACCTGCTGCTTTAGGTATTAAAAAAGGTTTCAAAGCTACAGCAAGAACACTGACTGACATTAACCCTAGTGAAGCTACTGGTAGTCCACAGACTTTTCTTGTACAAGCAAGGCTTGAAAGAGAGTTTGCAAAAGAACTAGCAATTACTCAAGATCCAGTAGCTGCACTTGCTAAAGTTAATAAAATGGTTGATGATGCTGCTAAAGGAGATACAAGCAGCCCATTTTATAGTAAAACTGGTGAAAACAATAGACTAGTATTTACTAACATTGAAACAGTTGATAAAGAGCTTGCTGAAAAAAATCTAATGATTGACAAAAACATGAAAACTTTTAATGCAGATGTTGCATCACAAGCTTTTCTTTTGGCAACAGCAGATGAAATGGACGCTACAATTGTATCAGCTCAATCTAATAAAGTTAGTTATCCAAAAGGTGTTTTACGAGTAGCAGCTGCATTCGGTCTTAAGCCATCTGAAGTATTTAATCAGCAACGGAAGGCAAATAATCTAGTAACTGGTGAAAACAAACCACTGCTTACATCTTCTATTGGTACAAAAGTTGTGGATGGTTTAAGTCCTGCTAATAGAGAAGTGTATATGAAATCACAAAAGTTTCGTAGCACTAAAATGGCTAGACGTGTGGCCTCAGGTATTGATGGTACCATACCAAATTATGTACGTGGTAGTATGGGTGGTTTAAATCAAAGTTTTAATTCTGATAGCATACCTTCTGGTTACGGTTCAGTTATTTTTGATGCTGCCTCAAAAAACGGAATACCACCATCTATTCTTGCTGGATTGATTGCTACTGAAAGCGCCTTTAATCCTAATGCTGTATCACCTGCAGGAGCGAGAGGATTAGGACAATTTATGCCACCTACTGCAGCAGAGTTTGATGTTAATGTAAATGATCCTGTTTCTAGTATTGATGGAGCAGCACGTTATCTTAGATATTTAACAGATTACTTTAAAGGTGATTTAGAGAAAGCTATTTATGCTTATAATGGTGGTATGGGAAACATTGAGAAATTTAATGGTCCTATCCCAGGTAATCAAGAAAATCAAGAATATTTTAATAAAGTTATTACAAACTCTAATAGATACAAATGAATGACCCTTTAGACTATTCTAATGTGGGTGCAGATTTTGTGATGGATGAAGAAGAACGGTCACGCCGCCTTACTAATGAACAGATCGAAGAGATCGATCAACGGGCGGCAGCTGCTCAAGAGCAGAACGAGGCTATTCAACAAGAATCTACACAACCTGCTACGGCAGAAAAAACTCAACCACAAGAAACAAAACCTCAACCTACGGGTGAGGACACAAAAGAAGAAGGTTATTTTGAGGGGCTAGGTCAACGTCTTAGTTATTTTGGTCAACCCCTTGATGAAACCAATACACAAGTTAAAGAACGCTTAAGTGCACCAGGTCAAGGTATTATTGATTATGGTGCTGAAGCTTTGAATGCAGCAGCTAAATATTTAATGAGGGGTTTAGAGGTACCTCAAATCCCTACAGCTACTAAATATGAAGATGAAGTAGCAACTGCTGCACGAACAATATCTTCTGTTGTTGCACCAACCATCTTACTACAAGGTGCTGGGATGGCAGCAGGGCAGTCTGCACAGGCTAGAGTTGGCTCTAAGCTAGGTGAAACAGCCTTCATGAAATTCATCGGTGCTAGAGGCGTAGAGGCAGGGGCTAGTGTTGCTGTTGGTTCTATTAGTTCTGAATATGAAGAAGGTGATAACTTTTTAGGTCAAGTTAAGAAAGCATTACCACCTCAATGGGATTATATCCCTGATAATTGGGCTACTCTTGATACTGATGGTTCTGATTTAAAACGTCACAAAAATATTAATGAAGATCTAGCATTAGGTTTTCTTATTCCTTTTGTGGGTTTTGCTGGTAAACTAGGTGCATCTTTAGATGAAGTTGGTAACCTATTTAAGAAACCACCTACACTTGTTGGTGAGTCTGATCAAGCTGTTAAGTACATCGCGGCTAACAAACCTAAGACAAAGAGTACAGTACCTGAAGAAGCTTTGCTAGAATACGCAGCTAAACAGGAAGAGGCATTGGATGAGCTTGGTTATTACAACATGAGTAAAACACCAGAACCTAATGTCGCTCTTAAAGGTGTTCATGATTTGTATGACTTTCGTGAAGTAGGGATTCGTACTGTAGATGACTTTGGTATTGTTGGTGCTAGTATTGATGCAGCACGTATTCAAGCTAATAAAGGTACAGTACATGGGCGTCTCGGTAACTTTATCAGTGGACCAGCACTTAAATATGGTATCAATACACCTGGTGGTGTAGAGGAGATTACTATTGGTCTGACACAACAGCTCAAAGAAGCTGACCGTGTTGGTATGGTTGCTGATGACTTTATTATAACCTCAGATGAAGTAGCAGAAGCTGGTGAAAACCTAGTACTTCAATTGTTTGATCCTACTGCTACTATTGATGACATGCGTCAAGTACTAAACCCATCAATTAATGAGTTTGGTGGGGAAGTACTTAATCAAGATAGTTATGTTGATGCTTTAAGTAGTATTAACACTTTGGTTAAAAACTACACTAGTATGGATGTTGCTAAAGCACAGGCTTATACAGCAACGTCTATGGCTGGTCAAATAGCTGACCTTGCTGAAGGTATGCGCCTAAACCGTGGTTCTATTGCTATTGAAAACGCTCAAGAACAAATACTAGATAAAATCAATTTTCTGCAACAGCTGGTTGGTTCTACTCGTTACTTTACTGTTCAAAAGAAAGGTATTGCTGCTCTTGGTCAGCGTTTTAAAAACTTGTTTAAATCTTCTGAGCAGATTTCTGACGATATTAAAGCAAATTATCCAGTTGCACTTCGTAAATTCCAAACTGATAGTGAAAAGTTTACTGAAAGTTGGATGTATTTACAACAAAATCGTCCTGAAATCCTAGACTCATTCCTTGAGTTGTATGAAATGAGCGATGGTGAAATGAATTCTATTGCTAAAGTAAATGAAGATATTCTTAATACCTTTGTTAGGTGGAGACCAATTATTGATCGTAACCCAGAAGCACCTAATATTCTTGCTCAAGCTGTAAGAGCTAATTATTATAACTCATTATTGTCTTCTGGCGCTACTGGAGCTAAAGCTTTGTTCGGCAACCTTGGCGGTCAAATTGCAGAAACTACTTCTTATTTTGCAGGTGCACTACTACGTGGAGATATGAAGAGCGTTCAACGTGGTTGGATGGCTTATAGCGCTTTTATTGATACACAAAAAAAAGCATTACCATATGCTGCCAAGATGTTTGTAAAAGCATCACAAAATCCTAATTCTGTAAAAGGTCAAACACGTATTGATCTTGTTATTAAACAAGAGGAAAAATTAAATCAATACCGTTATATGGCTGAACAAGAAGCTATTCGTGGTAACAGTGGTTTTAAATTTCTTGTTAAACAGTATGATGAGATGCAGGCAATGGCTGCAGATCCTGTATTTAGACTAATACCTAATGCATTAACAGGTTTTGATAGTTGGAATGGTGCTACCCTAGCTAATGCACAAGCACGTTTTCGTGCAATGAGTGAACTTGAACGGCTTGGTGAAGCTGCAACACCAGCTAGAATTAAAGAACTAGCTGATGCTGAGTACAACAGTATGTTTGATAGTAATGGTATTATTGTAGATGAAGCTGTAAAATACAGTAATGCAGATATTGCTCTTAACTTAGAATCTAAATTTAGTAAAGCATTAGACGGTATTTTAAAAATTGTACCAGGACTTACACCATTTTTAACTTTTCCTACAAACATGACTAACATGGTAAGAGTTATTGATGATTACCTACCAGCACCATTCCCTTCATTCCAAAAAGATATTAATGAGTTAGCATATACTTCTGTCGAAACTTTTATGAGAAACCCAGAACTAATAGAAAACATTCTTGCTAGTAGGGGATATAAAATTAGTCAAATGGATGAAATTGCTAAGTTAAATACTCTTATTGATTTAAAGAATAAAACACTTGGTAGAAAAGCTATTGGTACTTTTATTACTGGAACGGTACTTACTTCTATTTTAAAAGATAGGTTCTTTGGTGATGGTTTTTATAGTGTAACTGGTGATGGTACTCTTGACCGACAACTTAATCGTGCACGTCAAAAAAATAGTAACTGGAAAGCTCGTTCAATTGTTCTTGACGATGGTACACGTGTTGAATATAATGAAGTGCTTGGTCCTGGTTTAAGTAACTGGGTTGCAATGATTGCTAACATTGCAGATAATTTTGACATGCTTGGTGAAGCTTTCACTGAGAAAATGTTTGAAAAAGCAAGCTTTATTTTAGCTGCTGGTGTAACTGATCAAGCTGGTATTTCTGCTTTACGTCCTCTTGTAGAACTTCTTAGTGGAAATAAGTTTACAATGAATCGTTTTGTTGCAGGTCAAATTAACTCACTTGGTCCTCTTGCTGGTATGCGTAATGAGTTTGGCCGAATCCTTGATGGTGGTCTAAAAGAACTTAATAATGATATTATTGAACAACTGGCTAATCGTAACCAAATGGTTGGTCTAATTGATAAGACAAATAGACTACCTACTGTTATTAGTCCTGTTAGTGGTGAAGCACCAAATAAATACAATATGCTTCAACGTATTTTTAATACTTATTCTCCAATTAAAATACATCCTGCAATGTCTAAAGAAGAAAAGTTCTTGTATGACATTGAATATGATGTATCGTCTGCATTTACAACACGTAATGGTGTTGAATTAACAGCTCCTGAACGTGCTGAATTAAATGCTATTATGGGTAGAATGGGTTCATTTAGAGAGTCTATTTCAAATATTATGCGTACTGCTGACGCACGTAATACTATTAAAGAATTACAAGAAGCTCGTAGAAATGGTATAACTTCTGAAACCACCCCTATCGGTAAATATGATCAAATTCATATTTTACTATCTCAAGCTCAAAAACAAGCTGAAGAATTAGCATTTAATGAACTAGATTTTGAGATGCAATCCGACATCCAACAGCGCATTCAGCTCCGTAAAATTAATATGGAACGAGCTGAAATGGGCATTATACCTGGTAATCGTTACTAATGGCAATCACACAAACTACATATACAGGGGATGGTTCAACAACGAACTATTCATTTACATTTGAATATTTAAAACAAGCTGATGTTAAGGTAACACTTGACACAGTTGCTACAACTGCATTTACATTTGCCAATGCAACAACGCTTGCATTTACTACAGCACCCGGTAATGGTGTCGCTATTCGTATCTTTCGTGATACTGCTATCGATACCCTTAGCTCTACTTTCTTTCCCGGTTCCGCCATTAAAGCCGAGGATCTAAACCAGAACTTTACTCAAAACTTATACGTTACACAAGAGTCTGACTTTGAAGTAGATACAGCTAACACAACAGCAAATACTGCAAAGACAACGGCTGATACAGCCTTAACTACCTCAAACACTGCACTTACTACAGCTAACACAGCAATTGTTACCGCTAACACTGCTGACACTAATGCTAGTGCTGCTGTAACGACTGCTAATACAGCATCATCAAATGCTACAGCCGCTGTTACTACAGCTAACACAGCATCAACTAACGCTACTGCAGCTGTTAATACAGCAAATACTGCATCTACTAATGCAAGTGCTGCTGTAGTTACTGCAAACTCTGCAGCTACAGATGCTTCTACAGCACTTACTACTGCTAACAGTGCTACAACTACAGCTAATACAGCACTTACTAATTCATCGACGGCACTTACTACAGCTACTACAGCAGACACAAATGCTTCTGCTGCAGTGACTACTGCTAATACAGCTAACACAAATGCTACGGCTGCTGTGGCTACGGCTAACGCAGCTCAAAGTGCTGTAGCTGGTGCTGCTTTCTATTCACCTGTTGCTAACGTAGCAAGTATTCCAGGATCACCTAGTGATAACGATCGAGTCGAAGTAGCTGATTCTACTGGTATTCAAAGCTTTACCCCGTTGACTGGTTACCCCGTTGGCTTTATTGGTAGTTCTGGTCTTACTGCACGTATTCAATATAGTTCTTCAGGTTCAACCTGGAACTGGGTTGATTACTTTGCTAATGATCCAGAAGATAGGTACTTTACTAAAGCAAATGGTAATACTAACACCACTAACATTGCTACCAAGATGCCACTAGCTGGCGGTACATTTACTGGTGCTGTTAGCTTTGATGATAATGTTATTGTCAAAGGTGATAGTACAAATGGTAGTGGTGAACTAACTCTTAACTGTGAGAATAACTCTCATGGCATTAAGATCAAAGGACCACCACATAGTGCAGCTGCTAGTTATACGCTGACACTGCCTAATACTACTGGTACTAACGGTCAGTTCTTATCTACTGATGGTAGTGGTGCATTGTCTTGGGGTACAGCAGATGTATCTTCTAGACTTGCTCTTGCTGGTGGAACTATGACAGGGTTTGTCACCTTACATGCTGACCCTACAGCAAACCTACACGCATCTACTAAACAATATGTTGACGCTAACAAAGTAATTGCTATTGATGCAGGAAACTTTGATAACGGCTCATCTACTATCTCATCTACTTTGACTATTGACGGAGGATCATTCTAATGCCTACACCTGCTTCTAGGACTCCAGTGCGTGTTGCACGGGGTACTTATTCTAATCTTAATTCCTCCGTATCTGATATTCAGGAAGGAGAAATTGTATATGCAACAGACCAAGACAAACTATACGTTAAAGAGGGTTCAGCCCTTGTAGAGGCAAATGCACTACCAGCTTATACTGCTTACACAAGTGTTGAACAGACGTGGATTGCTGCTCAACGTGGTGAAATTACTACGTTGACATCTGGTGCGACTGTAACGCCTGACTTTGATGCATCTAATAACTATAGTTTAACACTTGATCAGAACTTAACTATTGCTAACCCAACTAACCTAACTGCAGGTCAATCAGGTTCTATCTTTCTTGTCCAGGATGGTACCGGATCACGTACTGCAGCATGGGGATCTTATTGGGATTTTGTTGGAGGTACTGCACCCACACTATCAACCGCGAGTGGAAGTGTTGATCGCGTAGATTACATCGTTCGTAGTGCTACCTCAATTCATACTGTCTTTACTGCATTGTATTCATGAGTGTAGTATCTAATAATATTCTGGCTGGTTCCTCTGGACAAGGAGGAGCTGCAGCCTTCGAGATCGAACGTTCGCTTAGGTTCAATTCAGCAGATTCGGCACACCTTAGTCGTACCCCAAGTTCTGCGGGTAATAGAAAGACGTGGACTTGGAGCGGCTGGGTTAAAAAAAGTCAATTAGGCGTTACGCAAGGTCGCCTTTTTGGAGGAGGAACCTCTGATTATTTTGATCTTTACTTCCCGAGCGGAGATGAATTAAGGGTTATATGGACTGGCAGTAGTTTTACAACTACAACTGCAGTATTCAGAGATCCATCAGCGTGGTATCACATTGTTTTAGCTGTAGACACTACACAATCTACAGCTAACGATCGGATTAAATTGTATGTTAACGGGGTTTTACAGGATCGAGCCTCAACAAACCCTAGTCAAAATTATGATACTGCTGTCAACAATACTGTAGAGCACCATATAGGAAGATATGCAGGGAGTAATAGTTTAAGTTATTTCAACGGCTACCTAGCCGACGTACACTTCATCGATGGTCAAGCATTAGCACCAACAGATTTCGGTTTGACTGATACTAATGGTGTATGGCAGCCAAAGAAATACACTGGCAGTTATGGAACAAATGGTTTTCACCTTGAGTTCAAAAACAACAGTTCAAACGCTGCGATTGGAACGGACACAAGTGGTAATAATAATACTTGGACGGTTAACAACCTTGTTGCAACCGCTGGACTGGAGACATCAAGTCAAGGGTTTGACTGTAGATCTGATTTAACTGCTCAATTTACAGTAAATGATCTTAATTTTCAGCCAGATTTGATTATTGCTAAATCTACCAGTAATGCTGAATATTGGATTTGGACTGATTCAGTTCGAGGTTTTACTAAAAGCCTTAAATCAAACACCACTGATGCTGAAACCACTGATGCAACAGGTGTTGTTACTAATGTCAATGGTACAGGGTTTCAAACTACTAATAATAAATTTTCGACCGGTAGAACATACACTACATGGTGCTGGAAAGCCGGTGGCGCTGCAGTCTCAAACACGGCTGGCACAATCACAAGTTCTGTCTCGGCTAACAATACTTATGGGTTTTCTATAGCAAAATATACGGGAAACGGTTCTTCAAGCGCAAGTATTGGGCATGGGCTAAATAGTACTCCTGAATGGGTCATTGTAAAAAGGACGGATAGTGCGAACGCATGGGTAATTGCTCATGCAGGTATTGGGACTAATAATCTTCAATTTGACACTTCTGCTGCTTATTCACCATCTACCGGTTCAGGCGGTGGCGGCATAAGCCTCGGCAATTCAACAACTATTTCACCTGTCCAAGGTACGTCAAACATTAACAATTCAAATGCTTCGGGTGGAACATACATCGCTTATTGTTGGTCTGAAGTTATTGGATTCAGTAAGTTTGGAACATTTACACATTCTGGTTCAAATAGTGGTGTTAGTGGTTTAGGTTTCAAGCCACGTTATGTTCTTATTAAGCGGACAGATGGTGGTACAGATAATTGGTATCTCTTTGACAGCTCAAGAAACACTAATAATGCACTTTTCCCCAACACAGATGGTGCCAGCAACGCAGGATGGGCTGTTACATTTAATGATTCTGGCTTCTCTTGGGTTGCTGGTAGTTTCAATAGCGGCACGTATATTTACGCAGCCTTTGCGGACAAGCCACCGGGTGAGATCATTGACAGTTTGATCGACACACCGACTGACATTGAAGCAAATAGCGGTAATAACCCAGGGAACTATGCGACGTTGAATCCCTTAGATAATCCATATTCAATCGTCCTCTCAAATGGCAATTTAGACTGGGAAATTGCTGGCGCATCATTTAAATCAATGCGTGGCAATTTCATGATGAGTTCGGGTAAATGGTACTTTGAAACTAAGTGGAATGTTGGTGCCCCAATGATGGGAATTGCGAGACCTTCTGACACTTTAAGTAGCCATCTCGGTTCTACAGCCAATGCTGGAATCGGATCCTCCAGTAACGCTACATACAAGGATGGCTCTCAGATTACCAGCGGAGTTCCAAGTCATTCAACAGGCGACATTTTGATGTGCGCTTTTGATGCTGACGCTGGCAAGGTTTGGTTTGGCGTCAATGGCAGTTGGTACAGTTCAGGCGATCCTGCTGCAGGTACTAATGAACGATATTCAGGATTGACAGACGGTACTTGGATGCCAGCTGTAACTGCTTACAACAGCAGTGGATCTCCTGCTTCAATTAACTTCGGCCAACGACCATTTGCTTACACACCGCCAACAGGCTACAAGTCACTCTGCACATCCAATCTACCTGACCCAACGATTGCCGATGGCAGTCAGTATTTTGATACGAAGTTATACACGGGCAACGCAAGCTCGAATACGATATCTGGTTTGAATTTTGCCCCAGACTTTTTATGGTTAAAAAGCAGAGGGTCTGCTCAGTCACACGCTTTATTCGATTTAGTTAGAGGAAGTGGGCAGCGGTTGCAATCAAACGCTACTTCCGCTGAAGACGACTACTCAAGCTTTTTTACAGGCTTTACTAGCGACGGCTTTACGTTAAACCAAAACTCAGGAATTAATTTAAACAATGACCCTCTAGTTGCATGGGCATGGGACGCTGGAACATCGACGGTAACTAACAACGACGGCAGCATTGCTTCCCAAGTCAGAGCCAACCCAAGTGCTGGGTTCTCGATTTGCAAATACACAGTTGGCAGCAATACTTCTCAAAGTATTGGACACGGGTTGAATAGTGTTCCAGAATTTATCGTTGTCAAAGAAACAGACCAAGCTAACCATTGGCAGTGTTATCATTCAAGCGTAGGTAATACTAAAACTATTTACCTTAACCTCACTAACGCTGCTACTACTAATAATTTATGGGATGATACTTCTCCCACATCATCAGTATTTACAGTTCGTTGCGGTGGTACATCTAATTTTTACGATGGTAAGACACACGTAGCCTACTGCTTCTCACCTGTCGAAGGCTATAGCGCATTTGGTTCGTACACCGGCAACGGTTCTGCTGATGGTCCGTTTGTGTATACCGGGTTTAAACCAAGGTATTTGCTAGTCAAGTGCTCTTCTGCTATTGGAAGATGGATAATTCGTGACACAGCAAGGGATGAATCTAATACAGGAAATTCCGCTAAATTAGCGGCTGAACTTGCTGAAAACGAGAATAACTCGGGTTTGATTGGCCTCGCTACTCAAACGACTGTAGATTTTTTAAGTAATGGGTTTAAAGTGCGTTCTGATGGAGGCAACTCAAATGATAGTAATGTCAATTACATCTACATCGCCTTCGCTGAAAACCCCTTCAAAACTGCACGCGCACGCTAACTAATTAATTATGCTTAAATTAAATGAAAAGCCCCTGTCTTATGACCGGGCATTTACACATGCTGGTATTCAATATCCAGCTAATTGGCTGCGCTTAGCTTCACTTGAAGAGAAGACAGCTATTGGTATTACAGAAGTTGCTGATGATCCCTGGTATGACCAACGGTTCTACTGGGGTGTCGGTAACCCTAAAGATCTAGCTGAATTAAAGACACAGTGGAAAGCAACTCAATCTGAGATCTGCAATTCCTTGCTCTCACCTTCTGATTGGCGCGTTACACGTGCTGCAGAGTTGGGTCAAGCTGTGGCTTCAGCTTGGCTTACATATCGTGGTGCTGTTCGTTCAGCATGTAATACACGTCAAACAGAAATCAATGCTGTAGCTGATGTACCAGCTTTGATTGAATTGTTGTTTGGTCAACCTACTATTACCCAACAGAAGAAAGATGCTGATGGTAATGGTGTAGTTGAACCTGACACTATTACTAACGAAGCTGGAGAAACAGTTGCTAACCCAGTGGCTGGTAATCCAGTCATGGAAACAATCACTAATCCTGCCATTGCTACGGCATGGCCTACACCTATTTAATTATGATTACCCTTATCCGTCCAGTTCTGTTCTCTTTTATCCAATCTCCAAAGGTCAAACGATTGATTGTTGACCTGCTGCGGAAGTTGGCTTCTACAACAGACAACACTGTAGATGATCAAGCAGTTGATTTTATTGAACGTGGATTGTTTGGTGCTGAGTAATGGAGTGGGTTAATCCCCCTCAATTACCCTCTCTAATGCTTCCTGAAGCGCCCTTATTACCTATACCTATACTGGAGGTACCACAGGCTGATATACCCTCGTATAAGCCGCTTGTAGTGCCTCCTAATACACTTAGACCACCCGAAGGTATTAAGGGTATTAATACAGATCCTCCCCCAGAGAGTACAGACAACCATACAACAAATCCAACGACATCTAAACCTAATATCCCACCTGAAGCTCAAATTGTAGAAATACCATTTACGGACATTGAAGTCCCAATGCCTACAACTACAATCATGACTACAGCAGCAACTACAGCGTTTATCTCTGTAGCTGCCACCCTTGCTGCTACATCACTGTTTAAATATCTAGTGATGCTTATGAAACCCATATTTAAGCAAGCATGGAACAAGATGAGAAAAAAGGCGGGATCATCAAATTCATCGTCCTTGTCTGGTCAGCCGGACTCTTAACTGCAAGTTATGCAGGATGGATGGAGAAGATGGATCCTACATATGTCGCTTCTATTCTTAGCGGAACTCTAGCAACCTTTTCTATTTCAAGAGAAAAAAACAAATGAAGAAATTACTTCTACTTCTTTTTATTGCGGCTCCAGTATCTGCTCAAGTAACCCCTAACTTCACGCAAGGTTCAATGCAGTCAACAACAACTACCACCATTGATATTGACCGAACCATTGCTACAAACGTTTATGGTGGTGATTATTCATCATGGTCTGGAACAAACGTAACACCGAGCGGAGACATCGCAGACACCGCTACAACATATTCAGTCCACACTGCTGGCGATCAATTTCAACTAGAGATTGTAACAAGAGCAGCAGGTCTGATCGAAGACAGCTTAGTAACAGAAACCATCCAACAAGTTTCTACTACTACTTCCTTATCGGTCTTCTCACAGTAAGCCCTGCTTACGCTAACGAAGAACCACAAGTACAAAATACATCTAATCCTGTAGCTGCTGCAACAGGTAATGTAACTAATCAGGCGGTGCAATTTCAAAATAATGGAGCACCGTCTCGTCAATATTTTGCAGCAAACAATAGTTGTAATGGAACAACCATGCAATTCTCGCCCTTTTATATGGGCAATGATACTATTCCTTTCGATCACACAGGGTATGTACGAAGCAATAACTTCGGCGTACAGTTAAACTTCTCAGTACCACTAGATGGTGGCATGGTAGAAACCTGTAAAAGTATCGCCAGAAAACACGAACAAAAAATGCGTCTTGACTACGAACTTGTTCGTGCTCTTAAATGTACTGAGATTATGAAGGCAGGGTTTATGTTTAGACCTGGCAGTCGAGTCGAAATGTTATGTCATGACGTGGTACCAATTGTCTCTATAAATAATGGAAGCACTCGTTAGTGCAGTTATAGCGCTTGTCGCAGGTGGTGCTGCACTGAATAATAGATTACACAACAGAATAAACAATGTACATGATCGCATTAGTGGTCTTGACAGACGTATCGACACTATTGAACTTAGTGTGGCTCAGGACTATGTATCTAAAGCTGATCTATCCACAATGGTTAAACGTATGGAAGATCATATGGTGCGTATTGAAAACAAACTAGACCAAATTGTCCTTAGAAACAATCAACAATGACTTATAACGTAGTAGATCTTCGCACAAATAAAGTGCTTGGTAGTTATGAAACTGCTGAGCAGGCAGTTCGTGCAGAGTCACACCTTGTGCATGAACCAGGTGAAACATGGTATGCAATCGAAGCACCCGTAGTAAAGAAAACACGAGCCAAGAAAGCTAATGTCAAAAAACAAAGCGAGTGAAGAACAATTTAATGAGCTACACAATTTAGTTACTACTGAGTTTTTAAATCGTGTTAAATCTGGTGAGGCAACTACACAAGATTTAAAAGCAGCTTGTGATTGGTTATCAAAAAATGACATCAGTGGTGTCGCCTTTGAAGGTAACTCACTAGATAAACTGGCTAATATTATGCCAACTGTTGACCCAGAACTAGTCCAACGGAGGCTATATGGCTCGAAGCTCTAAATACAGCGGTCCTAAATTTGCTAATGGTAACTATAAATCATACCAGAAAAAGTATGATGGTTCCAAATTACAAATCGCAAAACGATCGGCTTTAAATCAAGAGAACCGTAAACGTGGCACTTATGGCAACGGTGATGGCAAGGATGTATCCCATAAAAAAAATGGCAAGACATTCCTCGAAGCAGCATCAAAAAATAGAGCACGTAAAGGACGCGCATGACACCACTACTTCCAACCCCTGACCATTATTTATACAACCTAATAACCATGACATCCTCTGAAGCAAAGCGCCTTTGGAGGCGCAGTATCAAAGAGCATTTTGACTGTACATGTGTTTATTGCGGAGAAACTTATGACATTAATGAACTTACACTTGATCATGTACACCCTCGCTGTCGCGGTGGGAATGATTTTAAAAACTTGGTCCCCGCCTGCATACAGTGTAATCAGGGTAAAGGAAGTAACAACTGGCTTTCATATATGAGACAAACATTTGGAGTTAATAAACTCCGTGAACAATTAATTATGGAGTATATTAACTAATGAATGAAGAAGGTAACCCCCTTGGTTTAAATTATAATTATACACCTACAGCTGGTGATGCATTTAACGGGGTTGTTAATTATCTTGGTGGCGTTGCACGTTTTTACCAAAAAACAATTCCTCAATTTTTTACTGGTGTCCGTCGGGGTATTAAAGAAGAAGCTGAGGCACCGTCACCTCTGACAAACACACTTAATCCTATTCAAGCAGTTGGTGAACTAACAACTGGATGGACTCAATCTGAATCAAAGTATTTAGAGCAAGTAGCTAGTGGTACTGAAACTTTTGTCAAAAAAACACCACTTAAATCCATTTCTGAACCGATTGCTGGTGGAGTTGCTTTAGCAGCTAGTTATTTTATTCCAGGAATGGCTGAAGTTGGGTTAATTTCAAAAGGTGGTGCTGCAGTGTTAGGATTAACTGTACAAAACCCTAAATTTTTAGCAAAAGGTATTGAACAAGGTGTAGGTCAATCTCAACTTTATAAAGCTGGTGTTCAAAAACTTAGGCGTCTTGAATCAGACGGTATTGTTAAACGTAAACTGTATCAAGAACAATTTGATACTGGTGTTATTAATGAAAAACAATTTAAAAACCGTTTAGCAAAACTAAAAAAAAGAGAAGACGCTAATTATTCTACATTAGGAACTGTAGATGATCCTGATATTTTTACAGTAAAAAGTCAAGTACAAAGGGATCCAATTGATCCAACTTTACCTGCACATCAGCACCATGCTGCAGCAAAAGCTATGACAAGTCCTTGGGTCCAAAAATCACTTAAACTTGGTGATGATGACGATGTTGTTGCGTTCTTTGAATTTCATAGAATGTTGACCGGAAGCGGTATGGGTAATGTTAAATCCGGTATAATTGATATGCCTGGGTTTGCTCATATCCCAAGAGATGCTAGAACACCTGCTGATGTTCCAATGGCTGTCCATTCATTTATGAAAAAAAGTGGGGCAGACATTGAGATTCTTACTCCAAGAGTAGAAGAAATTATAGGTAATCCTAAAAATATGGATGAACTTATGGAGAAATATGCTACATTTGCTGTTGAATATTTAATTCCTCAAAAAGAATTGTCACTTAAACGTCTTAATCAAGTTTTAACACAACATCGACAGACTCTTACACCTAAACAAAGTAAAGTCTTTGATGATTTAGTTTCTAAACTTAATAAAGCTGGCACCTAGAAGCCCCTCTAACCACCCTTCCACCTACTCTACGCTAGATTGTACCTATGAACACTTTAGACCTCCTTAAAGACGATTTTAAGCTATTCTTACAGGCTTTATGGAATGAACTCGACCTACCAAATCCTACACGTGCACAATATGCAATCGCAGACTATCTTCAGCATGGACCTAAACGTCTTCAAATACAAGCTTTTCGTGGAGTGGGAAAGAGCTGGATTACAGGAGCCTTTGTTCTGTGGACACTTTTCAATAACGCTGAAAAAAAGATAATGATTATTTCTGCATCTAAAGAACGTGCAGATAACATGTCTATCTTCTTACAAAAGCTGATTATTGAAACACCATGGCTTAAACATCTACAACCTAAAGGTGATGACTCTCGTTGGTCTCGTATCTCCTTTGATGTAGCTTGTTCTCCTCACCAAGCACCTTCTGTTAAGTCTGTCGGAATTACAGGCCAACTGACCGGTTCTCGCGCTGACTTAATGATTCTTGACGATATAGAAGTTCCCGGCAATAGCATGACGGAATTTATGAGGGAGAAACTTTTACAATTATGTACAGAAGCTGAATCAATCCTTACTCCTAAACCAGATAGTCGTATTATGTTTCTAGGGACACCACAGACTACCTTTACGGTATATCGTAAACTAGCAGAACGTTCTTACAAACCATTCGTTTGGCCTGCTAGATACCCTCGTAAAGTTAGTCAATATGAAGGTCTCTTAGCACCACAACTTATCGAAGACATCGATAAAGGTGCTAAGAAATGGGAAGTAACAGATGATAGATTTGATAATGATGACCTGATTGAACGTGAAGCGTCAATGGGTCGTAGCAACTTTATGTTGCAATTTATGTTAGACACGAGCTTATCTGATGCAGAAAAATTCCCTCTCAAATGTGCTGACCTTATTGTCACTTCTGTTAACCCCACTACTGCTCCAGAATCCGTCGTTTGGTGCTCCGATCCACAGAATGTCATCAAAGACCTCCCAACGGTTGGTCTACCTGGAGATTATTTCTACTCTCCAATGCAACTCCAAGGAGAATGGGATGTTTACCAAGAAACAATATGCTCGGTTGACCCGTCGGGCCGTGGAACGGATGAAACAGCTGCAGCTTTTATCTCCCAACGGAACGGTTTCCTGTACTTGCACGACATGCGTGCTTACAGAGACGGATATTCAGACCAAACATTACTTGATATTTTAAAAGGTTGTAAAAAGTATGGCGTATCTAAGTTACTCATTGAAACTAATTTTGGTGACGGTATTGTTAGCGAGTTGTTCCGCAAACATCTTCAACAAACAAAGCAAGGAATTGATATTGAAGAAGTCAGAGCAAATGTTAGAAAAGAAGATCGAATTATCGATTCCCTTGAACCCATCCTCAATCAACATCGACTCGTTATTGACCGTTCCGTAATTGAAAAAGACTTTAAGTCTAATCCAGATGCTGCACCAGAAGAACGACTACTTTACATGTTATTCTATCAAATGTCTAGGATGTGTCGTGAAAAAGGTGCAATTAGACATGATGATAGATTAGACGCTCTATCTCAAGGTGTTAAATATTATACAGATGCTATGGGTATCTCTGCCCTAGAAGCTATCAAAGATCGTAAACGTACAGAGTGGAATGCTATGTTAGAAGAGTTCTTTGACGACCCACAATCTTCTGCTAATCACCTAGTTTTAGGTATGAATTTAACACAAAGACAACAAGCTAAAGGTAACTCTAAAAACTCAGTCCCTACCTGGGTTTAGCTTAACCCCTGATCTATAGGCAGAAGGGAAGGGTGGACCCGACTGCTCAAAGGAGGAATTCGAGACAAGCTCTCATTCCTCCCTTTAATACTACTGAATCTTGGAGCATCTATTATTCTTTCTAATACCACTCTTTATTAATCCCATCACAACTTATACTACTGTATGCATAACGTAGCACTCGTTCACGTAACACCCAATGCTGAATCATTAATAGCTTATATGGCTAGAGTATCTAACCCAGCTAATCAAGATAATGATGATTATACAGGTCTTATTAAGTATCTAATTAAACATAAGCATTGGTCACCCTTTGAAATGGTTAATATGTGTGTACAGATTGACACAACCCGAAGTGTTGCTAGTCAAATACTACGTCACCGTTCCTTCTCCTTTCAAGAGTTCTCCCAACGCTACGCTCAAGTCGTTAATACTCCCCAACTGCCTAACCTACGCAGACAAGATACTAAGAATAGACAGAATAGTATTGATGATCTAGATCCTTTCCTTCAACAACAGTTTGAAATGCGTACTCAAGAGTTATATAAACAATCTCTTGACTTATATACAGATATGTTAGATCATGGTGTTGCTAAAGAGTGTGCAAGAGACGTATTACCCCTCTCAACTCCTACTAAACTCTATATGAACGGTACCTTACGCTCATGGTTGCACTATACTGACCTTAGATGTGCTAATGGTACCCAATATGAACACAAACTTATAGCAGATAACGTTAAATCTATCATCTATAACCAATTCCCTATTGTTTATAAAGCAATGTTTAATGATAGTCTCAATAACTCAAGCAATTAACTGCTTAGCACTGTTTATTACAATGTGTACCTCCAATTATTATAATATTACACAGTGTTTACCCGTTTGGTCTTACTTTCCACAGTATTTTACTGATTATACCTCCTTTATTATGTCGGAACCTTACGCTAACGAGCAAAAGGTGCTAAAAAATGACAGAAATTTGTGAACCCTTATATCATATAAGTATTACAAATATTACCCCCATAGGGGTATAAAATATACTCATCAGTGCAATCCTGCCGCTCGCTTCGCTCGCTTCCGTAATCCTGTCACTAAGTGATAACATGGCGCGCACCGAGCGAGCGCGTAGCGCGAGCGATTGCACTGCTAAATAATATTTAACGTGGTACACGGATACGTGTAAATATTGCACAACATCTGTTGCGCCAGTTAACGTACTGTCTACCACGTGTTGACTTATGCGCTGAGCTGTGCCATACTATATGCATACCAAACGGAGGTAATGCACTGCGACTAAAAGACACAACCTTTATCATTGGAGATAAACCAATGCGTACACTATTATGGTGTGATGTACAGAAGCGTGCTAAGCGTAACAAACCAGCAAAGATTAATGGTGTGTTACTTAGCGACGTTGCTGTGTTTCATGAATTGTGAACCAATGTTACAAGTGTCTACCGATGCTTGACAAACCACCGATTCTATGCCATACTAAAAGCATGAACAAACAACCATTCCGATTCGTCTTAACTCGCACCTTTAACGGTGTATCTAAAGACTTTGATTATTACACTGCACAGTATGATGCAGAACGTGCGTTACAACGTGCACGTATGTCTAATGGTGATTATCAATACCATATGACACGTGAGGAACTGTCCACTACCGCTTGACTTTCACCTCATTCTCTGCCATACTAACAAAGTACACAACCAATCACACTATGTTCTCCAATCCACTCAACAAAGCGTTTGTTATCATTCGTTCATCATCATGCATTGATTACATCATTGTTAATCCTTGGCAAGGTTGGTGCACTGTATACTACAAGAACACTAACAAGAGTGTTAAGCGTTATGCATACAATAATGTCAGTCGTCGTGCTATTGCCAAACTATTGTTAGAAGATACCATTAGTCTTGGTGCATGGGTTAACAAGTATTGTGTTGCTTACGATAGCAAATGTTCTGACAACTTCGATGCAAATCCTCTCACCATTCCATCTGCTGCTTGATTATGTCTAATAACACATTCACGCGTGTACAACTTATCG